GAAGCAGGCACAGATAACCGCAAAGCCAAGGGCTTTATGCGTATCGCCCTTAATCGCCACGCCGTAGATCTAGCCCGCGCCGTCCTAGCCCACTGGGGCAACCCTGCGCCCGCACCCCCAGCCGATGGGGAGGTGGCGGAGTTGGTGGAGTGGTTACAGGAAGAAGCAGACGACTACGAGTGCATCGGCTGTGAAGACTCAGCAGCCAAGTGCGAACGCGTCGCCGAGCTGCTGAAGCGCCTGGCGTCACCGGCCTGCGTGGTGCTCGAGCCGTCGCCGGAGCTGATTGAGGCGTTCCAGGATGCACTGCCTGGCCGGATCGAGCCACTGCTGGAGGAGCGCCACCCCGCGCCCGTGCCGGTGGGTGAGCGCCTGCCGCAACCGGAGGTGGGCGAGTGACCCTCCACCAGTTCGCCATCCTCGCCGTCGTCTACTGCGTGGTGTGCGGCCGCTGATCGCATCACCCACGCGGCCCGCGCCCTTGCCGTTCACGAACACGCTGGTGCTGCCCACCGCGATCGGCGCTGCGTGCGTCGGGCACGGCGCCGGCGGCAGCAGGTGCGGCGTGTTCACGTCGCCCTGCCTGCTCCACGCGATCCCGTTCACGAACACGTTGGGGCTGCCCACCGCCCGGACCATGCCGGAGCAGTGCGGCACGTCCGCATCACCGATCCTGGTTGCTGCTGGCACGCTCGATCTCCATCAACTGCTGCAGCCGGCTGTTCCACAGCGCCGCCTCGGCGTGCTGCTCCGGCGTGTGTGGCGCCGGCGGGATGTCCGGCTCGAACCGCACGACGTGATCGAAGGCGGCCGGCAGATCCTCCCATCGCTGGTAGGACCGCAGCACACCGCCGACGATCAGATCGAACCGGCCCTGGCGGTAGGTCATGACGGCGGCCAGAGCTCGCGTGGATCCTTGCCGGTCGCCATCATCCGGCTCAGCCGCTCCGCCCGCTGGCCCACCTGCTTCGCCCAACGCGAGTCGAGCATCATCGTGGCCGCGGCCTGGTAGTCGCCGGCCTGGATCGTGGCCAGGGTGCGCTTGAACCCGAGCAGCCCGACGATGCCCATGTTGAAGGCCATGTCGAGCAGCACACGCTGGCGCACCTCATCGAGTGTTGCCACCCACGGCAGCGCTCGATGCAGCTCCCGTTCCATCTCGGCGATGTCGTTGGCCAGCAGCATGGCGGATTCCTCGCGACTGATGCCGCGATCCTCCAAGTTGCGGCCGACGCCGATCGTCAGCTTGCCGGCGGTGCAGTGGTATGGCTTGAGGCGCTCACCTTCATGGAGGCGGAGCTGCCTCACCATTGCGTCGCGGTCGATCATCGACGGGGAAACGCGAGACGGAGTGCCTGCAGCCCCAGTTGGATCAGACTGTTTGCGCGTAGTGGCGACAGAGCGATGATCTCACTCGCTGCAGCAACAGCGACAGCGATGATCGCGGCGGTGTTCGGATCCATCGGATGCGATGCGTTTTATGTCAATTATGGCTTAGCGATAATCGCCCAGCCGGTGCCTGGCCCTTCCACCATCCAGCGCGGATCGAGGTTGCGGCGGCTGTAGCGCAGGCGAGCGCCCCAGTTGCCGACGTAGGTTCCGGTGATCAGATCCAAGTCGCCGAACGGATCATGCACGATCATGGCATCGTCGGTGTAGCCAACAACGCAGATCCAGTGGCCGCCGCCAACAGGAGCTGAGACAGGTCCCTTGTGCAGGATGCCGATGGGCACCGGGATGCCCTGATCGATCTGTTTGGTGATCGTCGCCCAGTTAGCGCCACGTGTGAGGCTGGCTTCAACACCGAACGATTGAAGCGCCTTGAGCTGCGAGACGCTATCGGTAGTGTCGCCGTAGCGCATCACACGGCCTAGATAGGCGTCATCACCGTTCGGACCGTTGAGCGTGCCAGGCTTCAATGCCTCTAGCAACATTGCGCAGCTACTGGAGAAGCACATCCGCAGCGCGTGCTGTGTGCTGCTATCACGCTGGGAGTAGTACGGCACGCGCAGCGGGTTCGTGATCTCGCGTGTGGTCTCCTGCTTCCCGTCTGCCTTCCACGTTTCATACCATGTCGCGTCAGCTTTCTTGAGCGACTGCGGCACCGCTTCCCATAGCAGACGGACTCCAGCTTGCTGGTGCGGTAGTCCCTTCCAGTGCTCAAAGAAGGGAACAATGTCGTCTATATGATCGGTCATTTCCTCTCTCCTAATGCACGTAGAACGCCAACCTGCACACGGAGATTGTTCACTTCTGTTCTGACCTGTTCAATCCGTTCGTTCTGCTGATTGTCAGATTTGACCAGGGCTTGGATCTGAGTCTGTATCACGTCCATGCCAGCCCATACCCTGATGGCGGTGCCGACGATGGCGATCATGCCGGCGGCCACCATTGCAGGAATAGCCTCTTCTAGCTGGCGGCCCACGCTTTTGGATTCAGGTGGTGATGCCATAGCTAGAAGCCGAGGAGCGAAGGAACCGTGACTGATCGTTGTCATGGTAGGACACAGCTAGGACGGGCCACGGCTGTGACCAGCTGGACCCTAGACCTAGCTTATACAGCCGTCAGCTTCCTTGACCGCGCAGCAGCTTGCGCGTACCTCGTGGGCGGCTGCGCTTAGATTGTCCCTGCCGCGTGCGTTTTGGTTTGCCCGGCTGATGTTCAATGCGCCCGAGGGCGCCGCTTTTGCTGCGTACGGTCATTGGTCAAGTGGCTCTGGTGCGTCGGTGTTAGCGCTGATGTCGTGTTGCTGCTGCTGATCTAGATCGTCGGGCGTTAGCTCAATGATGCGCTGCTCACCAGTTTGGACATTGACTTCAACTCTGTGCATGATCAACCCTCATAGAGAATGTTGATGGTGCCGGCGTCGAATGTATCGGTGCCGTTAGACGTAGTGATGCGCACCTGAGTGAGTGCGGTAGTGAGCGACAACGAACCAGCAACGGTGAACGTAGCAGCTGTGGCCAATGAAAACACACCAGAGGCAACCCATACGTTGCCGGTAATGTTGGTGAACGTAATGCCGCCCGTGAATGCGTTAGCAGCAGCTGGCGAGTTGTGATAGATGTCAAAGCCGGCTGTCTGAGCTACTGATACAACACCTGCTGCGGCAATGATTGACCCAGCGCCTGAATAGCCGCTTGTGGCGATCGTTGAGTCGCCAAGCCGGAAGCGTACCAATGTTGTCCCGGTGCTTGGCGAAACACCACTTATAGACAGTCCGTTCAACATCACAGTTACACGCTTCACCCAGCTCGGAATGCTTGCGAAGTCAACCGATGTGCCAGACGCTGTTGCGACGGTAGAACGCCTGATAACTCCTGTAATCCCATCAGCGCCAAACTCACCAACTTTAACGCCACCTGCCGCAATGCCAAGCGTATCAGCACTGACGCGATAAAAGCCTGTATTGGTATCAGTGCCGAATGTCAGTGATGGTGCAGCAGCTGTGCCATCGGCAATCTCAGCGACGCCATTGGTTACCTTTAATGTTCCATCAATGCCAACTGAATCGGCGCTTGCATCCAGAAAGAACAGGTTAGGTCTTGTGTCGCCTTCAATTCTGAAGTCGTAGTTCTCTCCGCTGTCATTGAAGACAGCTTCAGTGGTTCCCCATTCGACGCGCTCAGTTCCTGCTGTAGCGATGTTGACCTGATCGGTTCCAGCGCTGAACAGGCCTGTATCAGTACCGGAATCCTTAAAGTACAACGACGGCGCGGCGGCTGTGCCGTTCTCTAGCTTGATGACGCTCCATTCGCCATCGAGCTGATAAAGCGTAATCCACGCACTGTTTGCGCCATTGCGGATCTTGAATACACCAGCCGTTGTATCAGCCCATGGCATGTAGGCATACGTCGTAGCTGGCTCAGCGGCTCCGCTATTGTTGCTAACAACTGCCGCCAGTGCGTTGTTCAAATCAGCTCTGAATCCAGCACCGGATTGATTGGCGATGATGTAGTCATGTTGAGCCATTAGACGATCTCCCGGCCGAAGCCAACAGCGGAATAGGTGAAGCTACGGCTCACCATAGTGGCCGCCGCATTGTAAAAAGTAATCGTGAAGCCGCTGCGCGACATGGCGGTGATCGTGTAATAGTCGCCGGTACCCATATTGTAGGCCGTAATCCCGACGGTAGGAGTCGCGTAGAACGGCTCCGCAAACGTCACGCCATAGGCGGCGGCGCCACTTGACAACGGTCCTGCGGTTGCCACTCGCTGCTCCAACTCCAGATCACAGCCGAGCTCATCAATCATGATGTTTTGATCAGCGCTGAGCGTTGTCGCTTCGGCCTTGAACTGAAATGCTCGGCCACGTTTCGTGGCATTGGCAAACTCAGTCCAGTCGCTCCATGTTGGCGTACCAGCTGGGTTGTCGTCAGTGCTGCGCACATACAATCTCGCGCTCACGTAATCAGGGGCAGCCGTAGCGCTGAACACATCACTCCACGTATCAACATCAGATGTCATGCTGTCAATCAGCTCATTGAGCAGCAGCGCCCTGGTGACAAAGTATCGACGCATATTCAGGTCGTACACACCGCCTAGGTCTGGCGTCGCCGCGAACTGGTACGAGCCGGAACCGGCAAAGCTATCACCATCGACAGAGGTCAGAGCATCGAAGTCGCCATCGGTCGCGATGTCATCAATGAAGATGCCAAGCGACAGAATCAGCGCGTCATATTCCGCGCTGTAGATCATACTGTCAGCAGTGCCAGGGAATGGCGTATCTTCCTGATCCTCACGATATGTTTGTACCATCAACCGTGGCTGAGGTGTTGGCAGCGTTGCAGCTGCTGTCGCAGCGCTAGCTGATCTGTTGCCGGTGTCATCCTCGAACTTGATGAGATAGGTGCCACTCAGCAATGGCACCTGCTTCTGCGTCTGGCTACCAGCTGCGGCAGCGACAATTTCCTGTGAGTCCTGCCACAGTGCGCCGGCCATCGCCGGTGAGTGACGGATTAACACCTTGCCACCTAGCAGCACGTCTAGGTCGGTCGCTCGTGTCCAGCTGAGGATTGCGCTGGCTTGATCGATTGGAATCAAGCTGATGCCGTTGGGTATCTCCGGTGCTGCGGTCTTGCCCTGCGCATTGAACAGCGGAATCTCGGCTGCTGCCGTTGATGATCTCAGGTTGGACTTGTTGACAGAGAACACCTTGATTGCATAGCGGCCAGCCTGAGAATCAAGGATCTCATAGTCAGGCCCTGGCGTGTTGACCGTTGACCAGTTGCCATCTCCATAGCGCCAGCTGACGCGATACTCGCCGATACCAACAACCGGGCGCCATCTCACGATGACTTTTGACCTGGCCCTGCCGTTGCTTTCGTACAGCACCTCCTCGGCTGTAATTGCTGCCGGCGGTTCTGGGATGACAACTAGCGGCGACGTGTTGCGCGGCTGCAGTTGCAGTCCCTGCTCGATATGCGCGTACTTCGACGGGTCGTAAGCAATGGCAGAAACCGCGTAATTGATGCCGTTTTCTTCCTCTACACCTAGAACACGCCATAGCGTAGGCTGCAGGCTTGGTGTTTCATAAATCCAGATGCTATTGACATTTGGCGCAACGCTGAACGCCGATGATACGGTGATGATGCCAGATGCAATGCTGCTGACAGACCGCTCTTCAACGGTTCCGTCAGGCATTACGACCGACAGCATTCCACCAGCTGCATACGTCAAATCGGTGGCATCATCAACCGTGATAGCGATTGTGGTTGCAGCGCTGATTCGTCCGCTCATGCGGTTGTCAGCGCGTAACGTATCGGCCACCGCGATGACGTGCCCAGGCCGCACAATGACGCCAGCCTCGATGCCAATCGAGAATGATACAACCTCGCCTTCATTCCACTCTGAATACAACATCCACTCGCCAATGCGCCTGGCTTGACCTCTGCTAGTGCAGGCGAAGCCTTCAATCTCACGAGGAATTGCACCATAAATCGCGACGCGATCCTGATCTTCTACAGACTCATAAGCCTTGTCTCGGGCCTGAATGTCAAACCATGAAACAAGGACAACCGTAGGGCGATTGCGCAGGCTGCTACTGGTGTACTCAAATATGCCATCAACAACATTAGAGTTGCTGAAGAGGTAGACAGGATCAGACGGCGCATCCTGCGCAATGGTGACCGCACCGGATCCCCAAAACGGCATGACGCGAAACACAGACGCCATGCTATTGATCAACTTAAACGCATCTTCTGGCGTCTGAATGTTCACGCTGCAGGAGAAGCGTGGCTCATGACCGCCATAGCCATCATCAACTAGCTCGCTGCAGTATTGACTAGCGGTGTAGAAGGCGAACTTATCCAGGCGGCTGGCGTTGCCAGTGAAGCTAGCGCGCTCTGCAGGTGTGAGAACCTGCGAGCCAAACCCGTAGCGCGTGGATGTCAAGAGATCCCATAAGCACCAGGCTGGATCAGTTGTCCATTGTTGCGCGCCAAACGTGCCATTCCAGACGCCAGAGTAGATCAACCGACCTGTTGTTGCATCAACTGTTGCATTGCTTGGAATGCGTACCTTGATACCTCGGATGTGATAGGAGCGGCTAGGAATGCTGCTGAACTGCTGAGCATCAACACGCCAACCGACGATGGCAGAGTTCGGATAGCGTAGGCGTGCTCTGGTGATCTCTGTGTAACTAGACCAGATGATGTCACTAGCCAGTTTGGCGCTTGTGCTATCGGCTGTGATGCGGACGACACGAATATCAACCGGGAAGGCACCTGTGATTTCGACTAGGTAGTCGCGCTGATATAGGTCGGCGGTGCGTCCTGTTATCGTGTTGTCAATTACGACGTTAAAGCCGGCGCCGTTGTACTGCGCTTGGATCTGCAGACGCACAGATGCGCCAACGACATCAGCTTTGTCTGTCAATTCTTGCAGCGCCTGAATTGAGATCGTGACGCGCACTGCGTCTACTGTGCGGTCGGTAATTGTGCGCGTTACTGGTGACGCCTGAACAACGGTAACGCTAACAGGAGTGGTGCTCTGAGCGTCAACGGCAAATGGAATGGCAGATTGACTCTGTGTGCCGTTGCGTGTTACTACCTCGGCATTCTTGAAGTTATATGTGCCATCTTTGTTCTGTAGCGGTGTATCTTCCAGGTAGATGGACTTATGCCCATCAACCAAGCCTACAATTTCGCCTTCGCTGATCAGATCAACAATCGTCGCATACTGCGTAGAGTCCAGGCTGTCGGGCGCCTCAGATGGCACATAAGGCTTGGCAGTTCCACCCTTGCCGCTATCTCCGCCAGAACCTGCGATTGTCATGCTGCCACCTGCACTGTATCGATACCACCAGAAACAACAACGCTTCCGGTGATCATCTCACCGTAAACGATTGGCACTGGTGAACCCTGCCTAGATGACTGTTGAACGCCTGTGAAGCTATAGCTACGTCGTGGGTCATCTTGTGAGTCAGTGCCTGTCAGCTTCAGCTGTGGCATTGGCGTGAGCAGTTGAGCGACACCACCTATCGTCATGCTCACGCCGATGCCGGCGACAAGCGTCTTAAACGACGTGCCAAACACCATTGCAGTCGCAGGAATCGCAATAGATAACGCTATCAGTGCAATGCCGGCGATAATCTTGCCAATAGATCCACCAGCGCCAGTGATTACAGGGACAATGCGAATATCGCTCTCACCAGCGGGATCATGCAGCTCGTCTTTGCCTACGTTGTAATTGCCTACGTTCACCTTGTAATGGCCAACAGCCATAACCGGTTCTAGCCGTGGGAAGTTTGCCAGCAGAAACCGCACCGCCTCAGCCGCTGATGCAACATCGGCTTCAAACACACGCTGACCGAGTTCGCGTGCCAGCTTGCCGTAAACGCGGATCTTGCGCAGCATCACCCTAACCGCAGCATCTCAGCATCGTAATGGCGCAGGCGGCGGCCGGTGCATTTCTGCAGCCATCCACCATAGACATCGTGACCGCTGAGACGATCGCGCAAATGATGCAGCAACCGTTGATCACCAACGTAGACGCCACAGTGGTTAAGGCCTGTGGCGCCAATGCTCATCAGGATGAGGTCACCAGCCTGCAGGCCATCGTCGTCCGCTAGTTCACGGAAGCCCGTCTGTCGCCAGCAGGCATCAAACATTGGGGCAGCATCAAACTGCGCAGCTGTGGCAGGTCTCTCCCAGTCGAGCAGCTGCAGGCCATGGTCGCGATACCAGTCATGGGCGAGCGTCCAGCAGTCGCTGATGCGCCAAACCCACTGACGGCCGATCAGAGGCGCCCGGTAACCCGTCGGCAGGAATGGGCCGCCCCACGCCTCGGTAACGGGGTTCACGATCCACCAGGGCGTGTCCTGTTGCTCAATCGCGATCAGATCGGGCTCGCTCGGCTCAGCTGGCGTTCTCGGGTGAGAGTGAATCACCGCGACGATCTCGCCGAGGTCTTCAGCTGCTGCGTAGTCGTCACCATCAATGACGAAGTGAGCGGTTGGATCGTCGGCCACGTTTCGGCACGGTCGATAGTGTTCGCGACCTTTGATCAGCACAACGACGCCGCATGACTCGCGAGGCAACTCAGCTTTCGCGTGGGCCATTGCTACCGCTTGCCATGCTGTCATGATCCGTAGACCCCTATACCTGGGAACCCACCATAGGGCAGGCCGATCGTGTTCTGATTGCGGAATGTGTAGATATTGCTACCAGTGAATGAGTATGTCGCGGATGAATACGGTCCAGCGTAATAAAAGCTATAAGTGCCGGAACCAGCGGAGGAGTAGTTAAGACTGGCGATATATCCTAAAAAGAACGATGCGCGGTAAAACCGTTCTACAGGCGTGTATTTATTGGCAGGCAGGCCCGGTCCTTTCACCCATAACGGCGACATCAAATAGATGCCGTCTAGGTTCTCCATTTTCAGGCTGCTACCATCTAGCGTGCCGGCCTTAGTTCCCGCCAATGTGTAGTTAGGTGCTGCTGCCTGGCTGAGCGTGATTGTTGTGCCTGCAATGCCCGTGATCGTCGTACCCGGCAGGATTCCGGTGCCGCTAACTGGCATTCCTTTCACCAGGCCAGTGGAACTGCTAACCACGATCGTCGTTAGGCCTGATTGAATAGTACCCGTGCGCGTCTCGGTCATGTTCGCGGTTGCTGCCGCGCTCATCGTGACGATCGTGCCAGCGCTGTTGACGCTGGCAACAGTGGCGCCTGTTGCGATGCCATGGCCAAAAATAGGAGTGCCAGCTGCAGCGCTAAGCGGCTCTTGTACGGTTAGCGTTGTGCTGCCACTTGTGACAGATCCAATCCGCGTGAATGGATTGAATCGTGTCTCGCAGCTTACAAGACGCTTGCCGCACACGTCTTGCGCCAGTGTTGTCACAGGCTCATCGTTTTTGTTGTAGTAATCACTGCCTGTGTATCCGCATTCAGCAGAGCGATACTCCCACGAACATACGTCAGCCAGGCATTGACGTTTAGGCGCACGAACGCCCATAAGATCAAATGCAGCTGCTAGCTCAAACTCAATGACATCACGATTCTCTGATGACTTACGATCCACATAAAACACCTCACGTGGAAACTCTGCCGTGGGGTCTGGCGTGCCGTATGGGTTGACGCTGCCCGGAAAATTAACCGCATCAATGTAGCGGGCCAAGGTGCGAATGCGTGTCACTTCCGCGCCTTCCAGGCCACCAGATGGCGACGATTTCAGCGTTAGCAGCAGTCCTGTGATTACACCAGTAATGTTGCTCACGCGCAGCTTCGGACGCGGTAGCTGACCGCTTCCGTTGTACTCAAATCCTTCCATGTCAACCGGCAGTCGCATGTAGCTATTGCCGTTCCACACCAGTTCTCCACTGGCGTTCAAGCTGGTGCCAGCATGAAAGCGGTAGGTTTCAGCGACGCCGTGCTGCTCGATGTTTAGCGTCAGCTCAAACAGCTCAATGATTGAACTAGGAGCGACTGCCTGCAGGTCAGATACTGGAACCGTCACGGCTCAAATACCTCTCGGAACTTGGCGCGTATCGTATTGAAGTTGCAGGCCCGCAATGTGATCTGCCAA